GTGCTCGTGGAAGAATTCTGCCAGCCGTCGTTCAAAATCGTCCTGTTCAGGATGACGACCGATCTTAGGATCCTTCGTGTTGGACATGTAGTCTTGATAACACAACTGAGCCCCGTTCGGACCTACCGACCGGACAACCACCCCGAGAACGCGGGCGGGATTGCCAGGCATGTATTCGACATCTGCGACATATAAATGCTGATCCGAGTAAGTCTTCGTGACATGTTCAAGATCACAAGAGAAACATTCGTGATTCTCGAGATGTTCGCGAGGACAAACACATACATGATCGGACAGATGCCTTCTGGAACAAGGAGCACAGCTGTGGTCCGACAAATGGGATCGCATGCAAGGTGGGCAGGAATGTTCAGACAAATGATCGAGAGAGCAAGCGGGCGGGCAGGAATGTTCACTCAGATGAGCCAAACCACAGGGTTCCACATCCGGTATCTTCTCCAACAATCGTTCGGTCTCTCTAGAGGACAGTTCCATGAAACGGGGAGGGAAGGACCACAGCCAAAGGCGCCATGTGAAGAAGCAAGAGAAAGCGGAAAGCACAAGAACAGAAAGCAAGATCAAGGTTGAGAACATCGTTAACGTGAAGCGTGGCGAGTATTGAAACCCGAGCGATCGTGAGTGGGTCGTTAGAAAACCGAGAAAAGAACCGTGGAAAACCACACATCTACTAATAATACAATGGGAACCGTACACTGTCTTCAAGACAAGTGATACGGGTCCGGATAATTGACCTTCGAGAAATGACTGTCGAATTGCTCCCTATCTATGTGGGAGTAGGAAACAATAGCATAAAGAACGTCCATCATCCTCATTTCGGAGACCCCGCATCTAGCGGCGTTTATCTGAACGACCCTCGTGAAACCCAACTGCCAGATCAACGATATCCTGGTGCGCAACGACTTCTGATACTCGGCCCAGTGTGTGTAGTCCTTGAAGCGGTTGCCCGTTATCTTCCGAAGCGTTCGATAGAGATCGGGACAAATGAACTTGCCTTCTATAGCGTTACCGCAGAACTCCATCGGCACATTGATGTCTATCGAGAACTTGAAGGGGGAATACTTGCGTATGAGAAGCATTGCCTCCTCGTCGTAAGCCAAGTTGTAACCCCACATCGCGCAATCGTCTCCCTTGACAATCATGAAGAAAATGCCGGTACGCTTGACGCCCCAAAGAGCCATGACCATGATTATCAAACTGTTACCGCTCAACGTGTCCGGCAGGCCAGAGCCTTTTGCACTCGAAACCGTCGCCTTGATGATGTCCTGAAAGTATATCGGATAGTCGTTTCTGAAAGTGAAGTATTCGTCCACGAAGCCCTCGCAGATGCCGAGTTGCTTCCAGAACTCTTTCTCTATCTCCTGCGTGAACCAGTTTTGCGTGGAGTCCATGGCTTCAACGTCCAGGACACAAGTGTCTGGCGAACCGGGCAGCAAATCGAGTTGTTCTCCGACAATCTCCGCGAACTCCATCTCCGTATAACCGTTGTCCAAGACCGTGTTGTCTTTCAGAGCGTACTGCCAAGCTGCCGTCATGACCCGAAAACCACCACCGAAAGCGAAATTCAGGAAGGCACTGCTAGCGGATATGCCCTGTCCGACCTTATCTTCCTTGATTTCGGTCTTGGCAGGTTTGAAAATGTCCTTCATGGTAAAATTGATCCGCCTGGCGTTGTGCTCCCCCTCGGCGACGGCCCTCCCGGCATAATTGCGCTTGTGAGAATCGGCGCAATGTTTGCGGAAAACAGCCTCTTGCATGTCCTCGGGCAACCGTCGACCTGGTATGAGAACCAACTTCGCGGCGTGTCGGGCTATTTTCTTGGCCAGCAACGCACCTGAGACCGAACGGAGGGATCTAGACGGTTGCAAGTAACGCTTAACCATAGTCGCCAGAGTTTGAGCCGTATTCCGCGAGTCATAATGCAAACCTTCACCTATCGAAACCGCGAACTTGGGGGCAGGTTTGGCCGAGATGCGATTTTTCTTCGTAGTCGGCTGAAAAATCCTGGGGGAAACCTTGCCATTCGTGGCACCCAAGTCCGAAAAGAAGGAAGCGGCGCGCTCGTTTAGCGTGGAATGGGCTTTCACCGTGTAGGAAACCGGGAGATGTTCGGGACCGCAAATGAAGGAATCGTGGGGCACCTGGCCAAGGTTTTCGCAAGAAGGATTGTCCAAGGAAAGCTGATGTTCTATAATTAAAGGACGGTCGTAAACAGCAGGCAAAGGAACGTGGGCGCGTAAAAGCTCAGCTTCTATCGCGAAAGGCTTGGGCGCCAGCCCTTCCAAAACATCAATAGTGATACCTTGACCAGCAAGTTCGTTCAAGACAAAGATACCATTCCCCAAACCGGGCTTCGCGTTGTCGGCGTCTCTCGAAGCATAGCAGACCAGAGGTCGACGCGCACCATCTTCCATCCGGGACAAAGCGTCGAGCTTTGCCTCCTTGTTGGCTAACCTCTCACGACAGATCTCGGCACCCAAACTCAACTTCATCTTCTTGCCAAGCGCGGTGCGAGGTTTCGTTGAGACGGCGTCGAGTAAGGTTTCGAGCGATTCGGCGATCTCAGGCATGGCTTCATACAAAGCCTTAGAAAGCCTCCAACCGTGTCGAGCGGCGAGCAGGAAGATAGATTTCGGTTCCGCGATGTGTTTCTCGGAACCGGCGATAAGAATGTGCGCCCTCTCAACCTTGACCCTCCAGTGCCCGTCGACCAACTCGATAGCCTTGTCGCAAGCCGGTGTCTTCAGCTGAGGATGAGAATACCCCAAAGCGGTGCACCAAACAGCAACCTTTTGATCAGCATGTTCGAGGAAGAAATCGACAGCCTGAACCGAGCTGACGCCTCCTGGATTAGACAAGCAGAGTTTGTAGGCAGCAACAAGAGTGGCATTGTCACAACCCACCGCTCGTAAAGACCGAAGGAAGCATTTCTTCACCATCTGTCCGTGCACGTCGCTGGCGTCTTCGTAGATTATCGCAGCATGCTGGGCGGCAACGTCGGAAGTGGGCGAACACCAAGTTTCGGTCGATTCGTCGAAATAGTACTTGGTGGTCTCGCAAATGTCGCGGCGCCTGTGCAAACCGAAATCCCTGAAAGTGTCGAAGAAAAAGTCCATATCCGCGTCAACGCGGAAGGAAAGAAGAAGTTCGTCCAAAGAGAAAGTGTCCGTGTCGTTGATGAAAGATCGTAGATAATGATAGTGGGTTTTTACAAAAGTGTTAGACAACCGATCGACGATGTCCGGGTTCACAACTTCAGACCAAACCTTGCGAATCCTAGTCAGATCCTTCGAAAGATCCACGTTCGTGGGAAGATCCTGCGGTGCGTCCATATAAGCCAAGGCCTCGGCGGTGGGCGTCATCTCCACAATGTACGTTTCACCATCGTCGCTGAGTCTCTCCGATTTCGCATAGCCTAACATGGACCAAAACTCCCAGTCTTTCGTCTCCTTGAGATCAGCGTATATGTACAAGTCCGTACGTTGCCTGCTGATGGAAACTATGAACGACCCGGTTGCCGTCGACAAGGCGCGATCGTATTTGGACAGGATCAATTTCGCAACATCGCAGGTTTTTCCTTGAACAGAGGCAACGCTTTTTGCACCGGGACAGTACTCTTTCTCCGCATTGTCCGAGAAGCGCATCACCATGACATCGCCGTGTTCGTCACCAACCTCATTCCCGAATTCCGATATGTCCTTGATTATCGGTAACCTGGGTATCGGGGACGAGGTGTGCATAGCGTAGGATCCGACCTTGTTGAGACGAGAAACGATGTAACGACTGTCGGTGCGAAAGTTCTGATGCAACGAATGGCGGGAAACCTCGTCCATGTTGAAGAAAAGACCTATGTATTGACCGTGGGAAGGGAGGATCTTGTTTTGCTCAGTGTCGCCGACAACGTAAACCAAATCGACCTTGTACCTGGCTATCATGTAACGTAAGACCCTACCGTCAAAAATGGAAAACTCGTCGACGAATAGTATCTTCTTCGATCCAGCCTTGACAAGTTTATGGGTCGTCTTGATCTCCGTGCGGGGGTAGTCGGCCAACAGCTCTATGAGTGGGACGGCGATAGTAGCGGTGGCCATACCAGGATAAAGCGTCCGGATGAGATAACTTTTTCCAACGCCCGGACCGCCTCGGATGTACTCGACACGCGTAATGTGTTGGTGGTTTGCTACCAACAACGATTTCGCGGCGTCGCCCAAAGTTTCGCAGAGCTGTCCAGCTTGTTCACTAGCGTTCTTGAGAAATTCCACCTTAAGAGCCAGGCACTCGTCCTCGGTAAACGTGACGTCGTATTTCGAATCAGGACGGAAGTTGCAAGAGACCTTTTGCTTTCCCAATTTCCCAGTCAACGATTTGCAAACGGGACAGGGCGTTGCCGATTCACCAAACATTGCACTGTCCAAAAACAAAGTCCGTGGGCCGAGAGGTCGTGAATAGAGTTCGGAATTGTCCATCCAAAAGGGTTGCGGTGTAGAGAAATCGCGTGTCCAGACGCGGCGACGAATTAGGAAATCGGCGAGTCTATCGCCGCGACGAATGTCGGTACACAACCACTCCAAAGCCAAAGAGAAAGGACCGAACAGAGATCTGAACCAACCGGGAAAGTCCGCCATCTGACTTTTCATGAGACCGGAACCGTTGCCGAAAATGCTCATTATCTCGTTCTGATCGCCCAATTGCGTGAGGACGTACATGGTGACGGCAGAACAGAGGTCGGGAATCAAGTCTTGATCGAAGTCGGCCCAATGCTTGGCTTCCACTCCTTTGACGAGGGAGATGCCTTCGAAAGCTCTTCGCGTGAAGTTCAGCATATTCGTTAAGGTCTGGCTCTTCACATCCAAAGTCGAGAAGAAACTGAGCAATTGGTCCAACTGGGCCTCCGGGAAGTCGAAACGTTTGGCCTTCGTGTAATCGACAACCTTTTTTCCCCCAACGCTAACGTAAACCAACGAACTGGGGCGAAGAATGGAAACGGTGCGCCGGTTCTTGGGAGCTTCAGTGACAAACGACTGCTCGGTGTTTTGAGCCACCTTGTGCAACTCGATGAGGGCGTAAGGACCAACACGGCTTTTTGTCTCCACATGAATGTCGAAGTTGTGGGACGCCCCGCCGCGAATGAAACTGTTGCGCATGAGCAAGGACCAGGTGTCGAAATCGTGTTCGTAGGTGGACGAAAAACCCTGCGGAAAGCGCATAACAACCTTACCCCCAACCTTCTTGTCGATGGTGTACATCCGAGAGGGAGCGAGGTTGTCGAATTGCAATTCCAAAGGGAACATGCCGACCACAAAACCGGTGGTGGCGCCCGTCTGATGGAAGTATTCGAGCCACTTGGTTCTGTCAAAATCGTAACCCACGTCTTCGAAGCAAAGGATATCGAAACCCCTCAAGGGCGACCTGGAAAGAGCGTGACCGGTAGAAAAGGCAGACGTGGAAAAGACGCGGCCCTCAAGGCCCATGACATCATCAAAAAGAGTGGTAAACATGGCCATATCGCTCATGTCGCAAATCTCAAAAGCCTTGACGCGTTCGAGGAACTTGTTGGCAGTGACGTTGGGACCCAAAAGCTTCTTCAAGCTGGTCGCCGGCGTGTCCGCCCCGAAGACGTTACCATTTTTCTTCTTTTCTGCTGTTTTTCTGTTTTTGTACGTAGAGGAAAAGGACTTTATAACACCACGACATTGTTCAATTTGGGTTTTTAACGTTTTTTCGAGAGAAAAATCGGAGTCAGAAAGAAGCGAGCCGGATATCAATTTCTCAGCCATTGCGCGCTGATGTTCTTGGAGTTTCCTACGAGCGTTGGCGGTCGCCTGTGACATAGCGGTCTCCCGACCAGCAATGCCAGCTAGCATCTCCGCCTTGGTGTGAGCCTCGTAGATGGCCCCTTTTATTTCGTCGAGAAGCAGTGCGTTCCTGCCCTCGTCTTTGGCCTCGGCCCCGTGTAAGGCAAAATGATGCCTTCCGTCAGAACGGTACTTGCGGATTTCGCGAGCAGTGGCACCGATATGAAGAAAGGAGGAGCTGGTGAATGGTGCTACGGCTTTGTCGTACATTTGACGAATGACAGAGCGCAAAGCTGCCGCGGCGGGATGATCCCCAGCGTTGGCGGGGTTTTTGGCGGTATAAACCACCGGGACAGAAGTTTCGGAGTTGATGATCTCCAGAGTCGAAGCGCTAACGATATCATCTATCGTGTAGCTGTTGTCTACGGCGTTGTTGGCATAGGCTGTAGCGTGCGGAGTCACTATATCCGGGTTGGCAGTCAAAGCCCCAAGAATGAGCTTTGCGATGTCCATCCTACAGAATAGGAACTTTACAACTTACAGAAACTATGTTCCGTTTGCGTCG